GGGATCGAAGGCGTTCGAAGCCGCGATAATGTTTGCGCTCAGCCATATCGTAAGCAAAGCCGCAAATATAAGGATTAAGGTCCAGGAACCACCGAATTTGGCAACCGCATCCGCAAGCCGCTGGCCGGGCGTCAGTCTCTCGTCGAAAACCGCATTCGCGTCCGCCGAGATGGTGCGCCTTGCTGCAAGACGACGAAATATTGCTTTTTCCCTGTCCGGCAGCAGCTCAAGCGGTTTGCCCAGATAACGGCTCGCTCCCTCCGCCAGATCCTGAGGTATGAGCATGTCACTGTCGTCTTCGATATGGGTTGCCATTGTTCTTTCTCCCTTGGCTCGCGCCAATCCGACAACCGACTCCAGACCGAAGGCCGCCCCTACACGGATCAGGTATTAGCACACGCCATCGTACCATGCTTTGCATTGAGCGGCCTTATCGGCCGGTTCGCGAGCCAGGGGACGGCGTGTCAGGGAGGGCGGCGATTTGCGTTCTTCTGGGAGGCAGTTTCAGGGACGAGATCTGTCGGGACGCAACGCTGATACGCAGGTTCCTGCTGGTAATTGGGTTAATGCAGCTTTTAATTGTATTTTAAGTATACATATAGTTTTAGTGATAAAAAATATAGTTTTTCGAAAAGTAATTAGGTAAACATTGTGCGCTGACGGGCCTTTTGGAATATTGATATTCCTCATCTTGATGTATAATCGGAGAGTAACCGTTTAATCGTATATATGTGAATCATTTTCAATGGAAATTCCGTCCTTTTTTGTTTCTTTGCCGCGGTTGATCCAGGCGGTGATTCCGCTTTGGCGGACCTCTTCAAATGGGGTGTCCTAATTGGCACTGTGGCTGCGAACCCGAGAACTTCATTCCAGTCACTCCAGTTCGGAGGCTGATCGTCGAAACTCTGAATCGGCTTTGCAGATCGCTCGCGCTGATCTCTACCTCTCAATCGCTCAGTCCTGATGACGCAGCGCGCGGTCAGCAGGTTACCGACAGGTTGGTGAGCGTGCCGATTACCAATGTTTGATCGGCTCGATCAACGCCGGTTGCAAGGTACCGATTCCTATCAACTTGTCCCTATTATGACGCATTTCTTGAGGACTATACCCATGCGCGCTATACATCTGGCGTTTCGCAATTCATTTAAATATATTCTAAAACAATCGAAATCTTACAAGCAAAATGAAAAAGGAACATTTGCTGTACTGAGCGCCATTTTATTGCCCTGCATTATTATTGCGGCTGGTTGTGCTTTAGATTTGTCGAGATTGTTAGCTGCAAAGACCGAGGCGCAAGGATCACTCGACGCGGCTGTCCTCGCGGCTGCTGTGGCGGGAAGATCCGAAGATAGTGAACTCAAGGAGATTGTGATCAATTTTCTTGAGGGCCAAAGGCCAGGTTTGTCGAGTGCGATCTCGCTGGTAAAATTCAACCGCTCTCGAAATCCAAATGTCCTATCCGCATCAGCCAGCGGTACTCTTACGACAACCTTTATGAAATTCGTCAATATCAAAGAATTGACATTTTCAATAACCGCGGAGGCTAAATGGGCCACGGAACAGACCATTGAGGTCGCTATGGTACTGGACAACACATGGTCGATGAATGGGGAGAAATTACAAGCGCTCAAGAAGGCTGCAACGGAATTGGTCAGCGTATTGGAGAAAAACAAGGAGCCGGGTGGGATCCTCAAGATCGGTCTCGTCCCTTACGCCGATTACGTGAATGTAGGATTGTATAATCGCTTTCGCAGTTGGATTTCTGTTCCAGAGGAGGTCACTACTGAGCGTTCGTGTGAATGGAAGAATACGGCCAGGATATGCGAGCGCGGCGAGTATAAGAGTTGCTCAAGAACTGTAGACGGCGTTACTGAAAGGTACGACTGCACACCGTATCGATGTGAAGTGAGAAATGTCATGCCTTATGAGCGATGTGTAGGGGGGGAGAAATATAGTTGGCATGGATGTGTGGGTTCTCGAACTTCAGGGACACTACGCCTGACAGACGAGTCGCCAAGAGACCGGTATCCGGGGATCTTAAGCCCCACGAAAAATTGCCTGGATCCGATAATTCCGCTCACCTCCGCGCTTAATGAGGTGCGTTCGGGTATTGTCAACATGGTCGTACAGGTGGGGGCATATAAGCCTTCGACCTATATTCCGGCTGGGCTAATTTGGGGGGTCAATATCCTCTCGCCAACGAGACCCTTCGAGGAGGGTCTTGCCTACGATGACGATAACAGACGCCCCCGAAAAGTGCTTGTGCTCATGACAGATGGGGCCAATACGATGAAGCTCGATCAATCGACTGGAAAACATCTCGACACCAGCAACGCCGATGAGTTGAGTAAGACGTATAGCGACATGCAGTCGATATGCTTGTATGCTCAATCCAAGAAAATTGACGTGTATACGGTGTCGTTTCTAGTTGATGACCGGATAGGCGAAGATGCGATGCGTAGCTGCGCGACATCGCCGAAGCATTACTTTGATGCGAAAAACGCTAAAGAATTGAAAGATGCATTTTCGAACATAGCGGCATCTCTTTCATCTGTTACTCTAACGAGATAGGATGGCTTATGGTCCATGGCACTATCTTGTATCCACCTGAGAAAAAGATCTATGGATTTACTAACTGGGGGAGTGGCGGCCGCCGCTTGCTGCCGGCGCTGCATCGCCCGAAACCCCTTCGCACCTTGGCCGCGGTTACGGCACTGAGGCTCATCTTGCCGAAGTAGGGTAGGATATTGTTGTCGAGACCCGCCTCGTGATCCTTCACATAGCGCGGTTTGCACTGGCCGTTGGTGAGCTACCTACTCCAGTAGAAACTGTTTTAGTCGCGTTGGGTACAAGTCTGATCGGTCTTCAACTCGCTGATACAGTTTTTGCCGCGAAGCTCAAGATACGAGTCCTCGGCAAACTCTTTGGCCAGAGACAGACTGTCGGTTTTGTGCTGACGCGCCGCTCCCCTTCGAGGTAGGTGGAGCATCACCATAGGGAGCTGTTCGCACGGCGGTAGACGCGGACCTTATCACCGCGAACAGAACGCGAGTCCATTTCACCATCTCATACTGCGCGAGACATGTGTCAGGATGATGCTAGCTGAATTTAGGCCGGTTTCGATATTAAGTGATTGATTTTTATGGTGAGAGCGCAGGGATTCGAACCCTGGACCTACTGATTAAAAGTAATATCGAAGTTTAATCTTTTTAATGCTTTAGCAAAGATACGTTGTGCGACATTTCCTAATCTTGGCGTTGATCGCATAATCTGGTTTTTCGGTCAATCCGATACTTGTCTGATGCCGAAAAATAGCTTGACAAAATAAAAGGCGGGTCGAAGCCCGCCTCTTTTATTTGATGCTGGCCGGTCGGCCGTCGTCGTCGCTCTCTGGCCCCTCGAACCATGTCACCAGTTTGCCGATCGCGGCATCTGCCATTTCGGCATTGAGGGCGAGATAATGTCTCAGGATCTCGTGGGCCGTTTTGAGGCTGTGGCCGGTGATGGCGCAGATCTCCGGAATGGTGCACCCGGCCATTGCCAACCATGTCACGGCTGTGTCGCGGAAGTCCTGGTCTGTGAGATCCTTGAGCGTCGGCAGCTTCTTCTTTGCGTGCCGGCGAACCTCCTCGAACCTGCGACGGTAGTGGTCGCCGCTGAATGGCTTCCAGTCCCGTTCGTTCAGTACCACCCAAGGGGATATTACGCCCGCCTCGTTGCGGCGCTTCTGTGCGGCGTCCATGCGCTTCTTGAGCTCCGGCGCCTCGATGATCGAGACGATCGCGCCGGTCTTCGATTGCTGCAAGATGATGCGGCCGCGCTTGTGGCCCCTGCGGGTGTACTGCAGCCGGTCGGCCTGGCGCTGGCCGGACCATACCGCCAGCGTGAACATATCGCCCATTTCCGGTTGATTGAGCATGTCAGCCGTATCGATCAGGACTTTGAGTTCCTGTTTCGTGGCTATGCGCAGGCGTGCATCCGGCGTCTTCATCTTGAGCTTGTGAGCCGGGTTGATGAGCATGGAGGGCAGGCGGCCTCGATCCATCGCCCACTGCAATGCGACGCCTAGAATGCGCATGGCGCCCACGGCCGATGTGTTGCCGACCTTGACGCGCAGGCTCTCGTAGATCCCGATGCAGATTGGCTTCGTCAGGGCTTCGGCTTCCGAGTTCCAGACGTCCGGTTCGTGCTTCTTGATCACCCGGCTTTTCTGGCGGTAGTCGTCACGGGTTTTCTTGGAGAGATCCCCGAAGCGAGGATTTTTGGTCTCGCTCAAATACTCATCGAAAAGAAGGCTGATAGGAAACGCCGGCCGAATGGCTGCGACGGGCATCGGCGGAATGACCTTCTCGCGCGGTTCCCCGGCGCGCAGGCGCTGTTTGCGCTTGTCGAGCTCGAGCTTGCCGGAGAGCTTGCGGGACCAGTCCAGAGCCTCGCCAGCGGTCATCCAGCGGCCGTCCTTGTGCCGGAGATCTTCGCCGGCATAACCCAGTTCCCGAAGCGTCTTTGATGGGTTGAAGCGGGGGCGGCCGTCGCGCCACGACACGTGCGGGATTTTGAAATCGTCTTTGGCCATTCGTTTTTACTCCTTGATACAAAAATGCCCGGCGGTCACGCGAAACAAAGACCGCCGGGCAAGGCAGGCTCCGGGAGACTGGAGCCAGTGGACAGGTTAGCGGGGCCGGTGGTCCGCCATTGGTACCGGCCCCGCATCGCCGCCCGCTGCGGGGGAAGCGGGCGGCGATTGCTTCCGGCGCGTGGCGCGCCAGAATGCGAGAAAGGTAAGCGCCTGGGCGGTGAGCAGCGGCGCGATCGCCAGCGTCAGTTGCGCGGCCGTCATTGCACGGTCCTCAAAACCGGGCGGCGGATCCGCGAGAGGTTGAACACGGGGCAACCGCTATCAGCTGCCTCCACCGCGCGTCGCGCTTCCACCAGCATGATGGTGCGTGCAGCGCGGGCGGCGATCGCGCCGTGCAGGTAGGCCTCGATCTCGGCATTGGCCGCACGCATCTCGCGCAGCTCGTCCTCGAGGCGCTTCATCAGCGCATCCTGCACGGTGCCAAGGCGCTCGAGTTCGTTGATGGTGTTGCTGGCGCTCATGGTGCGTTCTCCTTCTCGGTGAAGCGCGAGAACATGTCTTCGATTTCAGCGAGTTCTTTCCGAGCGTCCGCAAGAGCTGTCTTCGCGGTTCCCTCGATGGTGCTTATGATCAGCGCGGATACTAGATGCATCGCTGGTCCGTAGCCCTCTACCCCGGAGCCCCAGTGCTGATGAACGGTAATGGTCGGCTCACGAAGAATTTCCGTCCGATCGTTGCTTTCCATCCACGCGATGGCGGAACGCAGGGTATCGGCCCTCTTTGCTGCGGTAGCGATCTTGCTGGCGAACGTGTGCATGTCACTCATGCTTCACCTCGCGCGATCCGCTTCTCTGCCGCCGCCTGCCAGTTGGAAAGGGCGGACAGCATGCTGCTGGTGGACGTTGACCGGATGCCGGCGAGCTTGATGGATGCGCCGCGCCAGTCGGATTTCCACACTGCGCCTTCGTTTGCCTGCAACTCATCGGCGATAGCGATAACGGCGCGATCGTATGCGGCCCGCTGTTCGTAGCTGTAGGACGGCAAGGCCTTCTTCCGTTCGGCGATGAAGTTGCAGAGACGTTTCAGATTGTTCATGCTTCACCGCCTTCCATGGTCGCCAGGTGTCGCGAAACCAGCCCCTCGATCTCGAGGAGTGGAATGCGTCCGTGGGCCTGACTGATGAGCTCGGCGACAAACCACATGCGGGTGTGGTCGTCGATCGCTGCCAGCTGCGCTTTTTCCGGGTGCTCGCTCATGAGGTTTTTCAAATGCAGTTCGAGCGCACTCATGGAAAGTCTCGATGCGGTGACATTCTGCTGCGTGTCATGTGCAAACGGCTTGTTCATGCATCACCTCTGAGCTTCTGCAGGGCAAGGCCGCCGCCAGTGGTGAGGGATATGTTTGGCACGCGTCCGCGCACGAGTTGCTTTTCCTCGAGGCGCTTGATGGTTGCCCAAGCGAACCGCTTGTTGCCGACCTGCAGGCGGCCATCGACGATGCGCTGTTGGCGGAAAAAGTCGATCGAGGCGAGGGCGTCTTTTTCTGCGCGCTCGAGGTTCTTGCGCGGATCGAGCACGGCCGGGTTTTCGGCGAGGGGCGTCATGGTCATGCCAGTTCCCCCTCGTTTATTTGCTGATGGATCCGGTTGACGTGCACCAGGTAGCTTTCGCCCACCATTTCCTGATACATGCGCGCGGTTGTCTCGATCGCCGGCAGAGCCATAGTCTGGGCAGCGACGGACGCATGAACGGAAATATGAAAACGCGCCATTGCGACCATCAAAGTGGCGAGATCGGTTCCGCGCTCGAGCTCGGCATTGATGAAATCGGTCATGCGTTCGGCAAAATCGCTGACTGCAAAGCGGGCGAGGCACTCCTTGAACGGATCGCCTGACAATAGCGCTGCTTCGTGTGACATGCTTCCAGCTAGAACATGAGAGTTTCTGTTCATGCGGCCGCTCCCGCCGCATAGGCGGCTGTCAGGTAGGCGCGGTCGACGTGGATCCGGACGAGGGATCCTGTGGTGCGCATTGCGTGGGCCTTGAGCTCGCCATACTGGCGCAGCCATTTTTCCATGCCTTCACGATACCAGCGCAGTTTCTTCTGCCCGGGCAAAGGTGCCGGCATGCCGTCATTGATGATCAGGCCGGTGCGCTTGCGCAGGAAGGTTGCCCTTTCCAGGCCGAGCGCTTCGGCCACTTCTTCCGCCTGCATGAAGCGGTCGTTTGAATTCTGGAGCATGTTTCGCGTCTCCCGCATTGCTGAATTGCAATGCTGCAAATCAATAAGCGAAAATGCTTATTTGAGCAAGCGCATATTGCAAATCTGCTTAAGCGGTTTTGACGTAGGCGTGTTTTCAGGAGCGCTCCAAAGTTTAGCGAACTGGAGCGCTCCTAAATTTAATGAGTGAGAAATTATAAGCGCAAAAAGGAGCGCTCCTAAGTTTAATAACTTGGAGCGCTCCTAAGTTTAAGACCTGCTATCGAAATTGCGACAATCAGTGTTCCCACCGGATCAGGCCGATGCGGACCCCGAGAATTGATACACGGTCTTCGTCGACGTGCTCCGGACGTCCGGGGCCGAGGCGCATGCTATGCGTCGTGATGAACGGGGCTTGATAAAGCCGCATCACCATTTCAGCGCTGCCGCTCGCCAGATCCAATATCTGTGCCAGCACCACGTCTCCGCTGCTTGCTCGCGCGTTTTGGTCGATTATCGCGATATCGCCCGGCATTACGCCTAAACCATCGAGGGCGGCGCCCTTCATAACCCATGCTTCGATGCCGTTCTTTCCAGCCTTGGCTGCGTCAACGGCCGCACTGACCCACTTCGGGCATTCGGTATTATCTTGCTTGAGAGGGATTGTGTCAGGTTCCGCTGTTCCGGATCTCGCACGACCAGGCATCTGGTGCGGGCGGAAGCCAGAGTAACTGGCCACCTTCTCCAGCGAGGTCTGCGTTATGCCGACCGAGTTGCTGTTGTCGTTGATAAAGCGCGTAATCGTTGATGCGGCCATCCCTGAATTTAGGGCGAGCTGCGACGGCGACAGGTTCAAGTGTCGTGCAATCGCTTTAAGCCATTCTTTTGTTTCGCGCTGATCAAGTGCCATACGCGCAAAACTAATCCTGTGTGGTGCTAACGCAGTCACTAAAAAACACCTTGCGGAATAAGCAATTTCGCTTATCACATTAAGCAAATCAGTTGACAAGGTGATTTGCATGTTTTCCGACATTGAAGAAAAGCGGGCGGCCGCCGGGATAGATCAGAAGACGCTTTGCGAGCGCGCTGGCGTCCACGAGACGACTTACACCGCCCGTAAAAGCGGGCGCCGGACGCTTTCCGAGCGGACAATCAAGAAGCTCGACGATGCCCTCGCTGAACTGATTTCGGAGAAGCGGGCCGTTCTCGATGAGATCCAAGATCCGGAGGCGAGGCAATGAGCGGCGCCACTCCATCTATGCTCTCCGCGCTGCTGTGGTTGAAGAACCGGAACGGCGACGGCGTTTTCGATCGCAACCAAGTGCTCACCGCTGCAGGCGAAAGAGCGCCGATAATGCGCAGCACCTGGTCAAAGCTCGAGGCCGCCGGTCTGGTCGAGCGCTATCTGAACAATCGTCGGTTGCGTATCACTCATGCTGGAAAACTCGTCGACCTTCGCGGTGTCCGGGAAAGCGAGGCGTCGTGATCCTTGGCGAAGACTGGATCCAGCAGCTGGATGAAAACGCGGATGAGCTGGGCCTGACCGACACCATGGTGTGTCTGGGCGGCAAGCCTCCGGAGGATCTTTCCGAAAACCGTGCCTTTCACCTGCGGCTAATCGACGATCTGGCTGCAGAGGCAAAGCTGCGCGCGTGGCCGGGAGCGGAATTCTGCTTCTACATGCGCCGCGAGGGCTTCGTTTCCATCTACATCGCGCCGTCCAAGGGCGGCGAATTGACCTTGTCCGGTCTCGCGGATCACCGCGAGGCCCAGAAAACCGCGACCAGCAAGCCACGCGAGCTGGTGCTTATCTGAATATGCCGGTTTGTATTGCGTCCGGCCTTTGCTTGCAGGGGCTGATAATGAATTCTGTCGCCGAAATAGATCTGGCGATCAAATCTGCGGGGCTCGTCGAAGGCGAGGTGCTGCGCGCCGCCGGCGTCGCTCCCCGATATCTCTACAACATCCGCAGCGGCCTGCGTCCTCTGACACAGCGGACGGTGGTTCGCGTGCGCCTGGCTATCTCCCAGCTGAAACGTCAGCGGGATCTTGAAGCGAAGGGCAGGGATCTGGAACTGAGGTTTCCCGATCGCTCCGCCGCAATCCGCTCATACCGGCTGGCCGTAGCGCTGGTGGCGCACCGCGCCAATCTGCAGCCGGGTTTTATTCTTGCGGCCGATCCGTCCAGGCGGGCGACGGCCGACGAACAATGGATGCGGGCAACCAGGCTGCGCCGGCTCGCCATCTACATCACCGTAACCTACCTCGATATTCCGCAAGCGGACATGGCCCGCGCCCTTGGCGTGAGCAAGGCCACCGTTTCGCTTTTGCTGAAAGAGCTCGGCGACGAACGCGAGCGGCCGGAGATCGAGGCGGCGCTGGCCTATGTCGAGGAGGCGTTTCAGTCATGACGAGTTCAAACGTCGAGATCGATCAACTTCTTCGTTTCAGTGAGGTAGCTGTCGCACTCGTTGATACACTTAAACATCCACCCATCAATGTGCGTGCATATCCACCTCATTTGAATGCCCATCAATGCAAAATTAAAGGTGCTTTCTGTTTCGAAGTTTTCGTCAGGCTTCCTAGCCCCTATTGCCCGACGCAGAGTTCGTATGGTGTCTGGAGTGAGAACAGCGATCTCGTCCTCAAAGGATGTGAATATTTCATCAGAAATCAGGTTCTCAAGAACCTCGAAGTGCTTTTTGTAAAACTCGCCAGGCCATGCGGGGAAATCCTCAAGTTTCGGATCCTTCCAGATCCGGTGAATGTTTTCTGCAGTTTCGCGAAGATTTTGAGCGGATTGTCGAGCACGGAACGCCATCATACGGGTTCTTCGCAGTTGGATTTGCATATTTTCCCGCTGATGGCGGTTTGCGTCAGAAACCTGTCTCGCGACAAAAAGCACGGTCGGAACCGCAGCTCCGAGGGCAACCCACCCACCAACCGCGGCGATCCATTCCCTAGAGCATTGCTCTGTTTCGGGGCCACAAAAAGCAGATCTTCCCAAAATCAACCGGAGTGCAATGATCGCAATGATAAAGGTGGCAATGGCCCAAAACCATCTGTCCCAGTGTTCTCGCATTTCCATAACCTTCTTAGAAGCGGACCGACAGTAGGCGAGTCGAGCGCCCATTTGCAATGGGGGCGTGTATGATCCGCTCCGATACCTCCGAAATCAAACAGGCGCTGAAAGACCGCATCGAAAGTCTTTGCCAGCGCCTGCTGCCGACCGGCAAGAGGATCGGGCGGCTGTGGGTTTCTCATAATCCGATCGAGAATGATTTTCACCAGACGCCGGAGCTCAAGGTTGCGCTCGATCGAGATCCGGGCGCATGGAAGGATTACCGCACCGGCGAAAAGGGCGACGTGCTCGGCCTGGTGCAATATCTGACCGGCGGCGATTTCCGCGCGGCCATGGACTGGTCGCGCGATTTTCTCGGCCTGCGCTCGATGACGGCCGAGCAACGCCAGGACATGAAGCGCCGGGCCGATGACGAGCGCCGCAAGGCGGAAGCCCGGGCGGAAGCCGATCGGCTGAAACGCATGGGCAGGGCTGAGCAAGTCTGGAACAGCGGTTACCAGGACGGCGCGCGATCGACGGCCGAAACCCATGCGCGGGGCTATTTTGCGGCGCGTGGTTGCCCGATCGACGACATCCCCAACCGCGACATGCAGACATTCCGTTTCTCGGCCGCCCAGGAATACTGGAAGCGGGCGCAGTTTCGCCATGAAGACGGCCGGCGCATCAAGGTGCAGGACGGCCCGAAGTTTCCTGCCGTGCTCTCGGCCATGCGGATGCCAACCGGCCAGATCTCGGCCGTGCACATGACATTCCTTTCGCCGCTCGGGCCGCAAAAGCTGCCGGTGACCGGCGATGAAACAGCCAAAATCATGTTTGGCGAGGCGCGTGGCGCGATGATCCGCATCAGCCATGGCCCCGAAGGCGAGCCGCCGGAAACGGCAACGCTGCCATATCCGCTCATCCTCTGCGAAGGCGTTGAAGACGGCCTTTCGCTGGCGCTTGCCATTCCCGAAGCCCGCGTGTGGGCGGCCGGCTCGCTCGGCGCCATGGCGTCGGCGCCGGTGTGGTTGCCGTGCGTCAGCTCCATCATCGTTGCCCGTGACAACGACTGGGAAAAGAAAACCGCCGTCAAGCAATTCGAGCGCGTGATGGAGGAGCTTTCGCAGGCCCACAAGCCGCTCACCGAAATGACGAGCCACCTGGGCAAAGATTTCAACGACCTGATGAAAGGAGAGGAATGATGCTTTTTCAGCGTCACCAGCAACTGTTCCGGCACGATCCGGAAAACGGCGTCTATGGCGATTGCTTTCGCACCGTCGTTGCCTGCCTGCTTTGTGTTGATCCAGCCGAGGTTCCGCACGTTTGCAACGGTCCGGACGATGGGCTGGCGAACGATCGCATGCGGGCATTCCTGACCGCGAACGGCATCTTCATGATTGGCGTTGCGTTCGACGGATCCGTCGAGCTCGAGCGGATCCTTGAAATCGGCGAGCAGTCTTCCGGCGGTCTGCCTTGGATGTTGACCGGCCAGAGCAGGAACGGCGTCAACCACGTCGTGATCTGCCAGGGCGCTGCCATCACTCATGACACTTCAATCGACCAATCCGGCATCGTTGGCCCGACGAAAGAGGGCTGGTGGTGGATGGAGTGGATTGTGCGCGCTGCGAGCTCCGAAAGGGCTGCAGCATGAGCGAGATCGGACACAACGTCGAAACTTCCGAGACCGTCGCAGCCGCCGAGCTGCGGCAATTCATTGAGCGTGTCGAGCGCCTGAATGAGGAAGAAAAGGCCATCAAAGACGATAAGGCCGAGATTTACGGCGAGGCGCGCGGGCGCGGCTACGACGTGAAAGCCATCAAAACCATCATCAAGCTTCGAGCCAAGGACGTGAACCAGCGGATCGAGGAAGAAACCATTTTGCAAACCTACATGGCCGCGCTGGGCATGGAGTAACCACAAGGAGAAAGAGCATGTCGAAACGTAAAGGGCAGACCAATGGAAGCACCACACAAGATCAAGTATCGCCGGCAGCAAGCGGAAATGCGCCTGAGATCGATGTTGCAGGCACAACTCAATCAGCTGACGGCCCGGCCGTGGACACCGCGTCATTCGTGGCTGGATCTGATGGCGTCGACGGCGCTGCAGACGGCGAGGGGCTGAGCGATGCACAAACAGCGGGCACCACAGCAACCGAGACCGTTCAGCAGCCGGAAAGTGGCGGGCTGGGCGACGCTGAAGCTCTCTCCGGAGGCGGCGAAGGATCCGCGAGCTCGGGCGGCGTTGAAGCTGCAGGCGGAAGCGATGCGGGCGGCGCCGGACCAAGTGATGATCATTCCGGTGGATCCGCGAACAATGGCGACGGAGGATTTGCCGACGATGCGGACGGAAGGGCTGATGGCTCAGCCACAACCGTTCACACCGGACACGGTGCACAGTCTGATGGTGGAAGCCATGATAACGGGCATGGCATCGTGCCTCCTGGTGCCGGCGCCGGCGATGACCGCGACGGAAGCCAAGGTCAAACAAGCCCAAATGGATCTGAAATTTCGCCAGATCTGAAAGCCGCGCTCGAGCTCGCCGGCTGTGAGACGGTCGAAGATCTGATCGATATGGCGCGCGTCGGCTCAAACCTCATGGGCGCGATCGACGACATCAGGCGTTGCGACGGTCCTTTCAAGGAATGGGCACCTGCAGATGATCCGGTTGAGATCGTTCACGATCTTTATGCTGCGCTCGAGCATGCCTGGGAAAAGGCGGCTGCACAAACCAAGCCGTGGTGGCTGGAAGTGCCAAATTTCTGCAGTGCGCATTCTGACCCGCTCGATATCGCGCACTTCATTGCCACGGACGTTTTCTGTGGCGTTCACGGATCAATCGACGTGTTTGGTGTCACCATTCACGGCGGTGAACCTCTGCAAGCCCCGGCGATATCGCGCGAGGCGGTAAGCGAGCTCGTCGATCTCGTGCGCCAGATCGGGCCGCGCGCCACGCCCGAGGTGATGGCGCAGCACATGGTCATCAGAAAGCATCGTCAGTCTGCAGAACTCACCAAGGCGGAAGAAATCGGCCTGAAAGCCTTCGCGTCGATCTTGATCGACCTCGACGACTTCGCCGCGGCTGAAAAGAAGCGCCTCGAGGATCTGTCAGCGGAGAAACCCAAGCCCAAACCCGTGCCGATCGACGAAACCAACATGGAGCTCGTTGACGGGCCGATGGCTACGCACTGAGCAGCCCATTGCCGGGCCCGGCAATGGTGTCGGGCCAAACCACGAGGAGAAATTCAATGCGTACGATTGATGATCACAAAGTTAATCCGGCGAATGACAAGTTGACGATCGAGGTTCTCGACCAGGCCGGAGCGGGTGGGGCAAACCATGCATATCGCGTCGGCGGTTTTGAGTTGGAAAAGAACCCGAGCGCTGGCGATGGGCAGACGCACGACGCCGGGACGTCCACGATGATTTATTTCCAGAACGGCCCGATCAATGAGGTTGGTGTCAATGGTCTGACGCAGGAAGTCCTGCTCGCGATCGTCGCCGATCGTCTGCGTTCGTTCCAGGCTGGCCCATTCGCCTGCAGGGAGAGTGCATTGGCGCTGACGAAGATCGAGGAGGCGCAGCACTGGCTGCATTCCCGCACACTTGCCCGCATGCGTCGGGGCGTTGAAGGCACACACCAGAAATAATCAATACCCGCCGCGCCCACGATCAGGCGCGACGGTTTCCTCTCATACATGCGGGCAGTTATGGCAAAAAAACCAAAAATTCAGGGTGGCATCCAAGGCACTCGCGCGCAGTTCCTGGACGCGCAGCAGGTGCTGGACGAAAAGAAAGAGTTAGTCGATCCGGACGCCAACCAGCTGCGCAATGGCATCAAGGCCGGCCAGTGGGAGGGCGCGCCGCACCACAACATGCCGCCCGATTGCCCGATTACCGTTCTGGGCAAAAAGGGCGAGACGATCTATGTGATCAACGCGATCGGCGAGCTCGAGGAGATTACCCGCCATGATCTGCCTACATTGCTGCGGATCTTTGCTCCCTTCGTGAATTTTGTGTTCTGGGCATGGCCCGCCTGGTCGAAGGCCAAGGGCGAGCCAGACACGGAAAATTATGTGCCGCCGAAGGTCGAGCGCGTGCAGCGTGACCAGGCCTGGACGGCAATCATCGGCGAGGCCGGCCGCAAGGGCCTGTTCGATCCGCAGAACAATGTGCGCGGCCGTGGCGGCTGGAAGGTACAGGACAAATTCATCTGGCATAGCGGCAAGCACCTATTCTCCGTCGATGTAAAGACCGACAAGGATAACCGCGCCACTGACTGGCAGCTGCAGGCGGCGAAGCCGGGCGACTATGACGGCTTCTTTTACGCCCAGGACAACGACACCCTGCACCCGTGGAAGACGCCGATCGGCGTCAACGACAGCCCGGCCCATATCATCCTGCAGGATCTCCAGAGCTGGAAATGGGAACGGCCGTATATCGATCCGATCTTCTTTCTCGGCTGGCTTGGTTCGGCCTTCCTCTCCGGTGCGCTCGATGTGCGCCCGATCCTGTTTACGATGGGCGGCGCCGGCACGGGTAAATCGACCCTGCACGGGATCCTGCGAGCGCTTTTCGGATCCGCGCTTTATTCTACCGCCAACACGACGGCCGCCGGCATCTATCAGAACATCCGGCAGGACAGTCGGCCGGTTGCGGTCGACGAGTTCGAGCGCAAAGCCCAGGGACAGAAAGAACAGGCTATCATCGAGCTTGCCCGTCAGTCCTATTCCGGTGCCAAGGGCTATCGCGGCGGTGCGAACGGCGACGGTACCGAATTTGAACTGCGCTCGAGCTTCGTTTTCTCGGCCATCCTGCATCCCCACCTTGGCGTGCAGGACCGTACCCGAATGATCATTCTCAACCTCAATGCGCTGGACAAGGATGCGAATGCAAGGCAACCGCTGATCAAGGAAGAATATGGCCGGATGATCCTCCGGCAGATTATGGACGGTTACCACGACTTCCGTTTGCACATCCTGCCAAAGTGGCGAGCGATCCTCTCTGATCCGCATCTTTCCCTCGATCCGCGCGCGATCGACACCTATGGCACCGTTCTGGCCTGTGCCGAGCTGCTGGTCGGTGAACACGGTATGATCGATGCCGGCATGCACGCAGATCCTACTGCAGATAAACTCCGCCTCGATATGGATATGCTCCTGGACACGCTCGAGGTGGCCACGTCCGCCGACAGGGCAGACCAGGTGCCTAAATGGCAGGAAGTGGTTGAAAAGATCATGGGCGCAAAGGTGGACGCCTACAAGGCCGGCGAGCGGCAGACCGTCGGCGGTATCATCGAGGCGCTGGAAAATGACCAGCGCTCGGATATGCTCATCGAGGATGCCCGCGCCCGTCTGGCGCTGATCGGTCTCGGACTGCGAGAAAGAGGCAAGCCATGCAGGGGATATGCGCTCGCGATCCCGCACAATGACGACAACCTCAACCGCGTGTTTGCAGATAGTGAATTCAATCACGGCGGCTGGACGCTGGCGCTAAAGCAGGCTCCGGAAACGATCGTGCCGCGTGGGCTTTCCAAGGCCGATCGGACGGTAAAGATCAACCGCCTGGCGAAGACGGTGACGCTCGTGGATCTGGCTGGATATGATGAACGTATGGAGGTGACTGAGTAACGAAGCGTTGCCCTAATGCCGACATCCGCTATTGCCAGCTGTATCACGCCTCCCATAGGGATGGTAGCTTTGGGTGTGTGACGGCCGGTTGAATGAGGGCGGCCGTGCTGTGTTGCGCGAATGGGCTTACGATCGGCCTGTTGCCCGCCTCGATGCAGCAATGCCCAGCCCAGTGGCCGAGTTGCGGCGGAAAGAAGAGTTGGCAGAGAGCCGCATGCAGCGCGATAGTAGCGGCGGCTCTTACAGTTCACCTAGTTCAGTACAATGACTGATCTCGGTTCCAATTATCCTAAAAGCCGGCAGTACCGCGTTAGGCACTCTTACCTTTTCGCGAACGACATCTTCCGTGTAAAAAACGAAACCACTTTCAAGAAAGAAACCAAAAACATCACTCCAAACAATGCGGCCGACCACAAGTGTTAGTTCTTTTCTGCTGGTATCAAATTGGCCTAAGCCGCCGAAAGCGGTCACTGCTTGCTTGTTCTGCTGGACAAATTCAGAGCCTCTTGTGAAATCAACGCGGAATTTTCTGCTCTCGCCAGCTGGCAGGGAAGGCCAAATTTTGTAGTTGTAATCTGACAACGTTGAAGCTGCCCTCACTCCGCCGGGTACGACGGCTTTAGCTTCACATCCAGCCATCAACAAAGTTGCCGGCGTGGATCCTGTGTTCTTCACTGTGACAATCGCCGCGTTTCCATCGGCCGAAAACTCAAGATGGTCTACGTGTAAGTACGCTCGCGAATTTGCCTGTCCCAGACTTCTGGCATCAGCTTCCGATATCTGGTTATCGCGAATGGCCGTTCGTGTCTGGCGAAGAGAAATCCACAGAGCGACTAATCCGCCTGCGGCGACGGCGCAGGAAATGACGGTCAAAACGACCATCCAAAAAGCCCATTGTGCCATCTCTATCTGCGCTTTTAGATCGGCGAGATCTCGAAAATTATCGAACCAGCCCTGCAGCATCTCTCCCCCTCGAATCACAGATCGTCTGCGTTTATATTGCCGCTATGCCCGCGCCCTACCAGCACAAATACACATGGACCCGCACCCAGATTGACAAGGGTGATCCCGCGACCGATTACGATTGGATGGGATACGACGGCAGTCAGCCGCTGGGCCGCGTCCGCAAGGAATTCCATGGCCCCATAAAAGGCAAATGGCAGTGGGTTGGATGGACACCCAAGCCTTTCCCTCACAAACCGCCCATGCCCAATCTCGGCTACGCTGACACCGCGCGCCTGGCTGTACAGATGAGCGAGCGGTATTGGGACAAATGTCTTGAGATCGCAGCTACGAAATAGCCACCCACACCCTGTTCTAAATACGTCATTTTCCCTCGCCCTTCGCCCCTCGCATTTAACTCTCTTTCCCCCGCCCCGTGACTTCAAAAGCGGTGTCCGCGCCGCCGCACTGAACGGCGATTGGAGAAAGGCGACACGAGAGAAGAAACGCCGTGGCCAATCACTACGATAGCTTGGAACAAGTGAGGCGCGGACGGCACCAGCGCCTGCCATTGCGCCAGTTCACGGCCTATGCCTCCGCTTTGCTCCGGCCTTGTGGCCGCTCACCACGATATGCCCGGGAAAATCCCGGCGCTGGCACTTAACACGGGCGAATGCGTCATAGCGTGAACGTTGCGGGGCTTGTCTGCCCTGCCGGGTGCGGGTGGTTACCAGCGGTTACCATTCGGTTGGCGGTCCGGTAACCGCGAAAAATCAACAAAATCAGAGGCTTGTAATGTCGGTTGGCGAGTTACCCATATATTGCACCCTTTTACGCGCGCGCGTGCATACGCGTAGATGGTGATTTGATGGTAACCGGGTAACCGGTAGGTATATGTTCCTGATTTTCTTGCATAAATGCGGTTGGAAAAACGGTTGCCGCCGGTTGGCGAAAGCCGCAGCCGGTAACCGGAATAAACAAATAGGGAAATAGCTGGTGAGCGACGAAACCGAGCAAAATCAGGGGCTTCAAGTGGCACACACGCCGCCGGAAATTTCGCCGGAGCGCGCGGCGAAAGTCGGATCGATGGCGGCGATGACGGAAACTGTCATGGCTGGCCTCGCCCAGTCCCTCGCGGGCGAGCGCGAAGAACCCGAGCAGCAATCTCTCTTGCTCGCGGATCCTGACGGCGAGCACTGCCTATTCGGCGGTCCCGTGAAACACGTCGCGTCAATCATGGATGCCGCCAAGCGGGCGAGGGGGAGGCCGAAAGGCTCCCAGAACCGCCGCTCCACCGATCTGGCGAACTACCTGCTATCCATGGGCTATCGCGACCCGGCCCTGAACCTCGCCGACCTGGCGAACGCAAGCCCTGCCGCCCTGGCTGTTGAGCTCGCCTGTCTCCCTGCGGAGCCGGACGCAAAGCCGGAACTGCTCATAGAAGCTGCGCTCAAAGCTGGCTTGATGGACCGCGATCAGGTGGTGAAGGTGATGAGCAAGGCTTACGAGATGATCGAGGATGCGAACTCGGAGCTCATGCCGTTCTTCCATGCCAAGAAACCGCAGCAAGTCGAGGCGAAAATTCAAGCCTTGGGCGTCATGTTGATTGGTGAAATGCCGACCGAACGGCCAGCCGCAGACGCGGCGCTGAACCTGACGCGGGTGGATGCGCCAAGGGAAAAAGATCAATGAAATCAATGGCCGTTCGTGCGACTTCGTGAGCGTGCGACAAATTAACGGCTAAGCGCATGAAATCATTGATGCCGCAACTGATCGTAAATCAGTAGGCCGGTTTGAATTTCGGCCTCGCGCACGCGGGAAACCGGCTGGCCTCCCGCCCGTGGTGGGGGTGTCTCATGCGGACGCGGGCATGCGCCCGCGACTTCGGTTTGAAAATTGAAAGTGAAGTACCCCCCATGGGTGTGTCGCCTCACACACACGGCCCTTTTGGCCTTTGCCTGACTGAACGGCATCGCGGCGAAACTAATCTCTCCTGAACAAGGGCGGGCGCGGGCGCGCGGGCTCAGGGTTTTGAAAGGGTTTCAGGGTCATGGGAAATATCGATGTTGCGCGGTACGTTCCGCCGGGTCCGGTCGGTGCGGCTTTCATTCACTCGCGGGGGCCGATCGATATCATCATGGGACCGGCGGGCTCCGGAAAAACCGTCGCCAGTTGTATCAAGGGACCATTGCTTGCTGCCTCGTACATGCCCGTGTGCAGGGACGGGCGCGTGCGGGTAAAGCTGATCTGCGTTCGTGACACCTATCGAGACTTCGCCCGAACGGCGTTGGCGAGCTGGCACGAAATGTTTCCGGTCGGCCACCCTTGGCAGCGGCCGGATAAGGGGTATGAGGGCGGGCAGGATCGGCCGGTTCGGCATCATCTGGTCTGGGAAGCGTATCGCGGTCCTGACAAGGTGATCGTGGAATTCACGCTCGAAACCGGCGCGATCGCGGATAGCAACGTGATGCAGTTCGTCAAGGGCTATGAAGTCTCGATGGCCTGGGGCAACGAGGTCGATATGATGAGCCCGGAGGTCCCAGGCGCGCTGTTTATGCGAACTGGCCGATATCCGCCGGTGAAAGACATTGCGCCTTCCGAGCTCGATCGCGTTTCGCGTGACGGTCGGGCGGCGATGCGCCGTATGGGCATGACGGTCGACGATACCGAAATCACACTCCCGCGCATGTTCTGGGGCGACATGAATCCGCCAGACGTTGATCATCCGCTTTTGAAAGAAGTTGGTTGGGAGGACTCCGAAAAGAAGAACCCGGCTTATAACTTTTTCCGCCAGCCTGGTGGCCTCGATGATGGGGCGGAAAATCGTGTCGGCCGTCCACGATCGGCTTACGAGATGGATCTGCGCGCTATGTCGGAGAACCTTTCCCGGCGCATGGTCCATGGTCTGCCCGGTTACGCCCAGGACGGAAAGCCGGTCTATCCGGAGTACAACGAAAAGATCCACAAGGCGGATCAACCGTTGGCGCCGACGCCTGGTCGCGGCATCACGATCGGCATCGATGGCGGTGGTTCTCCGTCAGCAACAATCGGGCAACCGCAGGCGAACGGGCAGGATCGCCTGTTGGCCGAGCTGGTGACGGAACCCGGAACGGGACCGACGCGGTTTTCGTTGATGCTGCTGGATTTGTTGATGAGCCAGTTTCCCGGCCTGCCGATTATCGGCATCTATGGCGACCCCGCGATTTTCTACGGCGGTGACACCGAAAACGATGAAATGAATTTCGCGATGACGGTGCAGAAGACGTTGCGCTTCCCCATCATGCCAGCCCCTTCGAATGAACCCGGCGTGCGCCAGGACGCGGTGCGCATGGGCCTCACCACGATGATCGACGGCCGTGTGCCGGGCTACCTCGTCGATCCGCGCTGCAAGATGATCTTGGGCGGATTTGCCGCCCACTATAAGCTCACGAAACAGGCGACGATCGGCGGTACCGACAAGCTGGCCGTGGTCAAGAATGCCTATTCGCACCCGCACGACGCGGAGCAATATCGCCGGCTGGGCTACATCGGCCTCGCCAACGTCATTGCGCACGGCGCGAATACGGCGCTGCCGGCGGGTGTCGTCAGTCTGCATGAGCAGCGGCTTTTGCGAAATCAGCCTGCACCACAGACACCCGGGAACTTCAACGTATGGGACGCGTGACGGTAACCATTCCGGCCGCCTGGCTCGATTGCCTCGCGTGCGCGGGCGGGCGGGCGCTCGCACGCAAGGCTGCGATCTGGCAGCGATCGAACGGCGAGAGTGTTTCGTTGCGCATCGATGGCGAACTGCTGGCGGTTGCATATCTCGTTCCGGACGATGCGGGGCGTCGGGAATTCTGTCTGGCGCTTCGTGCGCCCGCCCGCGCGTATATGCGTGAGTTGGTCCGGTTCGCGCATTTGACGCTCTCGACCATCGCGCAAAATCGAACCGTCATAACCCATGTGACGGAAAACAATCGCAGTGGTGTGCGTATGGCACGCCTCGTCGGCTTCCAGCACCTGGGCGAAACCCTTTGGATTTTGGATGGGGAACTGCATGGGTCAGATCGTCAAGGGACTGTTCGGCGGGTCGGACAAGGGAGCCAAGCAGGAGGCGGAGAAGAGCCGCGACTTGCAGAAAGTGGCGAATGACCGCCAGCTAGCGGAGGCGAACCGGAATAACACGGCAGTAGCCGCGACCCGTCGTGCGCCGCGTGGCCGCCGTTTGTTCGAGGATGGCGGCGGTGATGCCGGAAGCGCAAGCGCGGTGCTTGCCTGATGGATGGAGATTTCAACGTTGACGTCCAATCCCTGAAAACCCGTGTTGCCAACACCTGGGGGGAGCGTTCCCATTGGACGCCGATCTATCAGGAAGCTTACGATTTCGCGGTCCCGATGCGCCGGCCAAGCGGTGGCGCGAACGGCCGGGCGCGCGGGCCGGACCGGCTGTTTGATATGACTGCGCCCATGTCGGCTATGTACTTCGCCGGCAATCTGCAGCGTGATCTCTTTCCGGCCGGGCAATCCACATTCGAGCTCGAGGCGGGGCCACTTGCCGCCATGGCTCTCGAAGATGGCGAAAAGAAGCAATTCAACCGCGAGCTTTCTCGCGTTTCGAAGCTCATTCATCCGTTTTTTCTTGCGGGTGATTGGGACACTGCCATCCACGAAATGTGCATCGATCTGGCCGTTGGCACCGGCGCGCTGTTGCCAGTCAAGGGTACGCCCAGCAACCCCATCATGTTTGCCTGCATTCCCTTCGACCAGCTCGCTATTTCGACTGACGCATTTGGCCGCGTTAATCTGGTATCGTGGCGGCAGGAATTGAGGCGTGACCAGATCGTTGAGGCATGGCCGAAAGGGCGTTTCCCGTCTGATTTCAAGGATCGGGCCAAGACCAGGCCATCTGAAAAAGTCACTGTCTACCAGGACTGGTGGGCCGATCCGCGCCCCAGCGGTGGTTGGCATTTCGGTGCGCGCCTGGATAACTCGGTCGAGCTGATTACTCATGAGCGGTACCGGACCCAGCCGATTGCCATTCCCCGCTATTACCGTGTTCCAGGCGAAGCCTATGGTCGGGGCGTAATCCTCACGGCGCTGCCGACGATCAAGACCCTGAACAAGGCGCAAGAACTGGCCCTTAAAAGCGCCGCTATCAATATGCTGGGTATCTGGGGATATCGCGCGGGCGGCACGTTCAATCCGAATACAGTGCAGATGGCTCCGGGTCAGTTCTGGGCCATGCAATCGACCGGTGGCGTTCTGGGGCCGGACGTGCAGCGCCTTGATCCGGCGTCGGGTAGCATGAACGTTGCCCAGATGCTCATCGGCGATCTGCAGGGCCAGATCAAGCAGGCTATGTTTGACACGCGCCTGCCGGATTATGAGGGCACGCCTCGATCTGCATCCGAAATGGCAGGGCGTTTGCAGCAGCGAGCAAACATTCATATCGGTGCATTCGGACGCCTGGTGCGCGAGATCATGCCGGTAGTTGTGCCGCGTGCTGCCGAGATACTGATGGAATTCGGCATGCTTCCGGGCATCCAGCAGGTGGACGATCTTCTGGTGTCGGTGAATGTCCGTTCGCCCATGCAGGCCGCGCTCAACGCCGATCGGATCGCCGCGATCGCGAACTATCACGATATGGTCGTGGCTTTTGCCGGTCCGGATCAGAGGGAATTGTACCTCAATCAGGACAAGGTGATGGAGCGTATCGCCGACGGCCTGCAGATCGACAAGGATCTGATCCCGGACGAGAGCGAAAAGAAAGCCATCATCGTTAAAATCGAAGAGGCACGTCAGCAACAAATGCAGGCCGCAATGGCAGCTGAGATGGCCAAGCAGGCTCCGGGAGCGCTCAAGGATCTCGCGGTGGCTGACATGCGGAGGGCTGCTTGATGTCCGGCCCGTTTATACCGGAGCGCGCGGCCCAGCCTTTGGATCTGCTTGAGGGGATTGTCGAAAGTGGTGGAGGCTGGGGCGAACTCGAGGCGCTGTTTCGCCCGCATATGCAGGCAGCGCCCATGCAGCCGCAAGAGGGTGTCTCCCAGTTCATGTACGGCCTTTACCAGACGGCGCAAGGCCGGGCCATGTTCGAGTGGATGATGGACATCACACTTCGTATGCCCTTGCGGTCTACCGGCCAGACCTTCGAGCAGACGGCACTCAATACTGCAACCCGGCAGGGCATCAATGGCGTGGGTGAGGCGATCCTTGCCGCGATCAGTCACGGCGAAAAACTCGTCGCGAAAAAGCAAAACCAGAATGGAGCTGGATCATGAAAGTCAGATTTTTAGGCGGCATCAACTTCTTCGACCTGATGCTTTTTAACAGTGAGGGTGGTGGATCTGGCGGCGGCGATGCCGGCGCTGGGGCTGCTGCTGCTGCGCTGCCTGCAGGTTCCTCCGCGTCGGTAACTCCTCCCGCCGACGCCAGCGTGCAGCCGCCTCCATCGGCTGTCACTACTCCGGCGGGCGCTTCGTCTACGCCCGCCGGAGAAATCTACAAGCCGGAAGGCATAGCGGATCATCTCGTTGGCAAGAGCAATAACGAGACGATCGACAACATGAAAAAGGCGCTCGACGGTTATCGCGATCGCGACGCCAGCAACAAGGTGGGCGGTACGCCGGAGGCTTATGCAGAGTTCTCCGGCGAAATTCCGGAAGCGATCAAGCCGCATCTGGAAACCTTGAAGGGCGATCCGATCACGGCGCGCATGCAGCAATACGCCTTCGATAATAAAGTTCCGCTGCCCGTGTACCAGGGCATGGTTCAGCAGTTCTTGTCTGTGTCGGCTGAAATGGGCTTGATGGAGCCTATCGTTGATGAGAAGGCCGAGCGTGCCGCGCTCATTCCCGATGTTGCCAAGCACTTGCCGGAAGCTGAGCAGCGCGTGGCCGTCGAAAAGCGCATGAATGAAAATTATGCTTTTCTCGACAGTGTCGCTGCCAAGGGTGCCGAAAACGGCGGGCTCGCCAAGGATGATGTTGAATTTGCCAAGGCCATGCTCGGCGATAGCGCGAAGGGGCATCGTGTGTTCGAATGGATCCGTGGTGTCGCTGGCGGTACGCAGGGCAACGGTCCGGCTATGCAGTTCGGCGGATCTGGCGCAATGGATCCGCGTCAGGATCTCGCGCGTCGTGCTGCCCTTCCTGAAAACACCTGGGGGCACAAGAGCTTCAATCAGGGGTCCTATGATCAGCTGCAGGCTGATTACAAAAAGCAGATCGGCGACTGACGCGCACTGAACGGCTCCCGCCCGCTGGCATGATTTGCCTGCTACCGGACGGGAGCGACCTGGGCGACGCGCTGGCTATCCTTAACCGGACCCGACGCTGTCCGGCTAATCGGCCCTCTCGGTGATTTCGTCCATCACTCTTTTGAGGTCCTGAAATGACAATCGAAAAATGGTTTATTGAAAAGATCCGTGACAAGGTCCGCCTCCGCTATGCGGCGGAGGGTGGCTACCTCGACGACACCATGACGCGTGGTGAAGGTGGTGCGGGCCTTGTGAAGTTTCCCGTCGCCGGCGGCGAAGTCCAGATGTATGAGCTGAGCGGCGCTGTCCAGGATGTCGATATCTCGGAAATCAACTTCGACATGGTCGAGCTCAAGGTGCGCGACTTCGAAGCGACGGCGCTGACGCGGAAACAGGACAAGCGGAAAACCGGCCCCAGCCAGGAAGATGCTCTTTCCAAGTTGATGTCGCGGACGGTCCGGAACAAGCGTGACGAATTGAAGTTCGGTGCTCTCAATTCGTTCGCGGAAGTCGGCGCGACAACGCTGACAGATCAGCCAACCGTTGTTCAGACGATCGGCGACGGTACTGCTCGGATCGATCTGGAAACTGCCATCTACGTCACCAGCCGCCTGCATGCGTCCGGTGCTGAAGATGACATGTTCTGGCCGATGCCTTACAGCTGGTTCGATCAGCTGATGCTCTACAAGCAGTTCAGCAGCTCCGACTATCAGGGGCCGGCTGATCTGCCCTTTGCAAAGCACGCCAAGGTCAAGAAAAAGACCTATCAGGGCGTCCACATTATGGCCCTTCCCGACAGTGTCTTCACCTTCGGAACCGGCCGCTATGGCACCGGCCTGGCCGATGGCAACGGCTATAAACAGTCGTTCGACGAAGCGGGGTACCTCGACACCTTCGCCTGGGCGAAAGACGCGATGGGTTCCGAGATCGAATGGGATCAGGAAAACATGCAGGCCTACGAGCAGCCGCAGCTCAAAGGTACGCCGGAGCTCTGGAAGGTCCAGCTTTCTGGCAATTCTGTTGGCCTGCTGCCCGAAGGCGTCAAGCGCATTCGCATGAAGGCGATCAATAAGGCCACGATGCCGGCCAACCAGTAAGCCGTATGCGGTGGCGGCCGCGGGCCGCCATTGCTTCACCTTTCATCGCAAACTTGGAGTTCAAAATATGGCCTTCATCAAAAGCCAGTTGCGCAATGGCGGTCGCCCGATCCGTCTCGGCCCGACGAAATTCATTCGCTTCCACGTCTACGCCACCAATGACACGGCGGCCGAAGTCGTGGCGGCAGGATATTTCAATGGAGCGCGCGCGGACATGTCCGTTGGCTCGATTATCGATGCGGAAGTGGATTGCGACGGCACCCAGGCGAGCGTTCGCATGCGTGTCACCGCGGTTCCCTCGAGCGGCAACGTGACGGTTGCCAACATCACCGTGACCTGACGCTGGATCGCCTCGCACTGAACGCTAGACCGTGGCCCGTATTCTCTGGCCACGGTTTTCTTTTTTTGGGTGGCGGTCATGGCAATCGACAAAGCGACGATCATCAACCAGGCGCTGACGTCGATCGGTGCGGGTCCGATGTTTTCCATTGATGATGGTTCGGAGTTGGCCGAGCAGGTCGCGGCGACCTGGCAGATGGCCGTGGACCATATTTTCGGAATGCACGATTGGAGTTTTTCGAAAAAGACGTTCAAGAACCGGCGTCTTGCCGAGCGCCCAGAGAACGGCTGGGCTTATGCTCATGAGCTGCCCGGCATTCGTCTCGGGGCTCCACTTCTCAATCTCGAAAGCGCTGGCCGCAATCCTCGAACATTACGCAGTTTTGCGCTCGAGGAGGGCCTGCTTTTTGCGGATGCTCCGGACACCTGGTCGCAATGCAAGGTGCTCGTGGATCCTGATTATTGGGATCCGCCTTTCCGTTCTGCATTTGTCGTCGCGTTGGGCGGTTATCTCGCTGTTCCGATCTGGGCTGATGCCGACCTGCAGGACCAGAAATTTACCCAGGCGTTCGGTACGCCATCGCGCGAGGGGACTGGAGGCATGATCGGCCGCCTGATGGCGCAGGACAAGACGGCCGCGCCGATCGGCGGCGATCTGATGGCGTCGGATCCTCTGACCGCCGTCCACCACACTGGCGGGCGCTCCTCTCTTCCATGGCATGGAGAATTCTGATGGCGCGTGTTGCGGGACAACTGAAAAGCTCTGCCAATGCGGGACAGCTTGCGCAAAGCCTGCTGGGGAAAGTCAATCTCAAACAGTATTATTCCGGCGCCAAGAGGATGTTGAGTGTCGAGCCCGTGCCGCAAAGCGGGTTTTCGTTGTTGTCCGGGTCCCGTTTCGTTGGTCTCGCGGCCGCCGCCCCAGTGGTTCAGACAACGCTGACCGTCACTCCGTCCCTGTCCTACACGCTGTTTTTTATGGCTGGCCAGGTGGAGATCTGGCGGCAAGATCTGGTCAAGGTTGCCACCGTGGCCATTCCCCAGATCACGACGGACATTTTGCCCGATCTCGAGTTCTACGGTGAGGCCAACACCGTGGGTATTTTTCATCCGTCGATCTGGACCGGTCTTCGCCTCCTGCGTAATGCAGGCGACGATAGCATGTGGACGCTTTCGGCTTGGCCATTTGAATTCGTTCCGGACGTCGATCTTGGTGGCGATTACAACAAGACCGACGACGTCTGGGATATCTTTATTCGTTGGGCTGAAGGTGTGCCGGATATCGTTGTGTCGATGACCGTCGACGGCTCCACGACCACGTCGGTGCCTATGGGTACAAGCCCGGAAAGCGTTGATTGGGTGGATTTCGCGTCTCGCTTGGAGGATGCGATCAGCGCTTTGCCGGGGTTTGGATCCGGTGTGTCGGTCATCTATCCAGGTGGTGATGGCAGGTATCGCCGGCTGATCGTGCGGTTTGGTGGTGTGCTCTCTGGTTCGGAGTATGATTTCGGTGCCAGCATCGTGAACACTTCCGAGGCGTCTGCGCTCGTCTCTCATGTCGACTTCGGAAAGACCGCCGGCGAACCGCTGATCTCGGCGGCTCGCGGCGGCTTTGCCGGCATGACCAACTATCAGGACAGGTCGATCTATAGTGCCCCGGCTGCGAAGCCTGCGGCTATAGCGATGTCAAGGACCGGTGAATATTTCGACCTCAATATCAAAAGCCAATCCCCCTCGGCGGCGCGCCTCGAGGCGCTGCGAACGGAGGTTTCCGAGAGTGTCCGATATGTGATCGATGCCACCTATCTGGTCGCATTTACCGATCGTGCCGAATACTTCGCATCCAATCGCACAATCGAGAGGGATAAGCCTCTCAATTGGGTGCGTGCTTCCGCGATCGGCGTCAAGAAAGGGTGCAAACCTGTCCTCCTGGACGGCTCTATCTACTTCGTGTCGCGTGATGGTGGCCGCCTGTATGCGGCGGACTATGATGCTGTTTCCGAAGCGTTCAAGCCTGTCCCCGTGAACGATCTGAACAATGACATTGTTTCTGACATTCGGCGAATGGTGGTGCAGCGCAAGAGCGGGAAGATGAGTACCGATCGGTTGTTGCTGCTGCGGGAGGATGGGCGTCTTGTCGCGTGCGCGACAAATGTAAGCCAGGACATCAGCCTTGCTGCATGTGAGTGGCCGATCACAGACGGCGGGGTCGTTCATGGGGTTTCGGTGGATGGCCTCGATCGCGTTTGGCTGACCGTCGAGCGCAACGGCGTCTATACCCGTGAAATGCTGACGGAAGCGGATGAAAATTTACTGCAGCTTGGCGTTTTCGGCAGCACGGATCTCGCCGGCCAGATATCGGGGTTGTCGCATTTCAACGGCCGTTCGGTATGGGCTGAGATTGAGAACGATTTCCACGGTCCTTTCGTCGTGACGGGCGGCGTTATTCAGACTGGCATTGCGGGAAAGCCATCGATCGTCGGCATTTGGACCGCGCCCGTATATGAAAGCATGCCCTACGTTCGCGTTCTTCCGAATGATGAGGTTGTGCGTCGGCCGGGCAAGGTCGTTTCGGTCCGTCTCTATCTTGAAGACACCACGAGCATTGCGATCGGTGCCAATGGCCGGCCCCCGCGCGAGGTTGCTTTGCAACGAATGAGTGATGATCTGGCTGCCCCCAAGGCAGGTTTCACGGGTCACGTGATCGTGCCAGGTCTCATCGGTGCCTGCATGGATCCGACACTGACGATTACGCAGCTGCGGCCGGGCCGGTTGCGGGTGCGCGACTATATTGCGGGGGTGAAACTGTAATGGAACTGGCGACTAGCTTTGTGACGTCTATTTTTGGCGGCGGTGCATCTACGGCGGCCGCCGGCGCTGCTGCAGGCGGTGCTGCGACAACTGCAGCAGCAGCTCCTGCAGCGGCGGGTTTTTCACTTTCCTCCTTGCTGCAGGGAACTGCCACGGTTCTCGGAATGGTTCAGTCCATTAATGCTGGCAAAGCGGATGCTGACGCTGCGAATGCTGCAGCCGACGACGCGGCGCGAGAGGTACCGCTGGAAACGCTCCAGGGTATTACCCGACGCACGGCGCTGAAAAAGGACATGATGGATAGCATCGGTCAACAGGACGTCGCCTACGCTGCGTCTGGTGTCGACCTTTCCTTTGGCACGCCACTACAAGCCCGCAATGATGCATTCCGGCAGGCTGACCTTGGCCTTACCTCCGATGTGGGTACGGAGCAAACCCGTATCGGCCGCCTGCAGGAGCGCCAGGTGGAATATCGAAAGAGGGCATCGAGGGCGCGGCAGTCTGGCTTGTTCAATGCTGCCGTCATCGGCCTCAAGGGCGCAACATCCACCGCAGACAGGTACTGACATGGCAAACAGACGGCTGGATCCCGTATCTTACAAGCCCTTCCACACGCAGCCTCTTTTGAGTGAAGGGTTGCTTTCCGTTGCCCGCGAGGGCGGAGATCTTGAGCGCAAGGTTGCCGCCGGCCTTGCGCGTGTCGCTGACGAGTTCGGTCAGCGCGCTGACCGCGAGGCGGAACGTGCCGGTGAGCTCGCCGGCCGTCGTGCCGCGATGGAGGGTGCGCCCACGGCCTCCACGATAACGGGTGGCGGATATAGCGGCGAGCAGGTTTCGGGCGGGGTGCGTGTGAAGGTCCCGCCCGCCCAGCTGCGGACCATGATCGCGGATGCGGCGGTGCGTAACGGAGTTGATCCGCATGCTTTGACCGAGATCGCTGGCATTGAAAGTTCATTCAATCCGTATGCCAAGAACAACAACTCGTCAGCTGGTGGACTATTCCAGTTCGTCGACGGAACGGCAAAGCAATACGGCCTTCGCGATCGCTTCGATCCTGCCCAGGCCTCTGACGCGGCCGCACGTCTCATGCGCGATAATCGAGATCATCTCCGCAAAACTCTTGGTCGTGAACCAAATGCCGGAGAATTGTATCTCGCGCATCAGCAGGGTTCCGGCGGTGCTTCCAAGCTGCTGGCTAATCCGAATGCCTTGGCGGTTGACGTTGTTGGCCACGACGCCGTGCGTCTGAATGGCGGCTCCGCTGACATGACGGCCGGGCAGTTTGCGGGAAAATGGATTTCCAAGGTGGCTCCGGGTGGCAGCACTTATGACAAGCTGCCTTCCGCGTCCTCAGTTGAGCCAGTTTCCGTTACGCCCGTTCGGGAAGAGGTAACGATCACGCCTGGCAAGTCCGGCACGTTCCGTCCGTCCGGCCGCGACACGGTATACGGTCGCGCTTTCGACGTGAAGGGAACCCGGACTTACCTCGAAATGGCCGATGCTGCCATGGTCCAGAACCAGCAGGCGGTTTACGACGTCTATAAAGATGATCCGGCGATGCTCGAAAAAGCATTGTCCGAAAATCTGACGGCAGATCTTCGCGATAATGTTTTCGAGGAAATCGCTCCGGAATATACGATTGCTTACAACAAGCGATCGGCGGCGCTTTTAAGTAAAGCCAGGGCGGACCAGAAAGAGCGAGCTGACGCCGCCAACCGCATCGACTTTCTCGGCCGTGTTGACGAGCTTGAAAATCGCAAAAGCCAGCAGCTCGCCGGCCTGAAAATGGATGATGACGCTGCTGGGGCTTCTCTGGCAGACACTCAATCGACAATCGACGCGCATTATGACAGCGCCGTGGCGCGTGGCGTCCTGACGGCTCCGGAGGCCGAGAAGGCCAAGCGCAAAAGCCGCTCGGATCTTACCGTAGGTTTTTACACGAAACAGGCGGCGACGATGAACGCCGACCAGATCAAGACGATGCGGGCCGATATGCAGCGCGATTATGCCGCCGGGAAACTGGATGGCGTGACGGCCGATGACTGGGATGCGATCGATAAAGGCTTGACTGGAGCCGAAAGTGCCCGTCGGACGCAAGACACCAAATCCAATGCTGATCTCGAGAAGCGTGGCGAGGAGATGGCAAAGCGCATAGCCCGTGGTCTGCCCGTGGGTGCTGACGAATTGGCCCGCTTCCAGCTCGATGCCGGCACGGCCCCGCGCGGCAAGGAAATCGTTTCCTCGACGCTCACGCGGATGAAGGTTTCTGACGCCATCCGGACCCAACCGATCGGCGAGGTGGAAAAATCCGTCAAGACGATCTTGGGCGAGAACGCCACGGCGGATGATATCGATTTTGCCCGCAAGGCGATCGCCGATCATCGCAAGGACCTGCAGAGCGATCCGCTCGGTGTAGCGGAGCGGTTCGGTGTGCTGCCGGTTTCGGAAGGGTTGCCACTCGATGGTGACATTGATCCGGCTATGGTTTCGGGCGCCTTTTCCGAGCGTATCAATGCATCAAACGCGGCCGGGCAGCATTTCGGGGTTTCGCCGCGATACTTCCGTCCGGGGGAGGCCGAGCAGATCGAGGCGGCGGTAAAGGCGGATCCGGCCAAAGGTCTGGCGATCGCCGCTGGTCTCGTTGACGCTGCCGGCCGTGATGCCGATCGGGTGTTGCGAGAACTGGGT